CAATAAAAAAATGTTGCGAACAAAAGTCCCAAGCCTATTGGACGCAACTGGTCGAGACCGAACTAAATGCATCCTCATAATTTGTGAAGGCAATTCCGCCGCGTCAATGAGTTCGGCTGTTCGAACACCTGAAATTCACGGCACGTTTCCGTTGCGTGGCAAAATTATCAACGCACATGGAGAATCACCAAAAAGACTAATAGAAAATCAAATTATTCAAAATGTTATGATTTCAATTGGCCTGAGCTTTGGTCAGACAGCTGACCGTAAAAATTTGCGATATGGTGAAGTTTGGTTAGCAGCAGACCAGGATCCGGATGGCGCCAATATTACAGCTCTGTTGGTTAATTTTTTCTACTTGAATTGGCCAGAATTATTTGATCCAGCGCTTCCGCCTTTCTTTAATGCTTTTATGACACCATTCCTAATACAGTTAGATAAGAACAAGGGACGTCATTATTGGTATGCTCACAATGTAGCAGAATATGATCCAGAAAAATGGCGTGGTCACCCACATGTTCGCCGAGCCAAAGGATTGGGAACGTTAGATAAGGTAGATTGGCAAATGAGTTTAGCAAATCCACAATTAGTCCCACTTGTGGATGATGGCAAATTGCACCAAGCTCTGGATTTGATTTTTAATCATGCTCGTGCAGATGACCGAAAAGCTTGGATTAGTTTGAATGGCTAGTTATAACTATCTTTCGGAAACATTTGACAAAGCCTGTGGATTAATCGGATATGACAATTTCAAAATTAATCCTGTTCGAACTCCCCGAATGACAGCGATTAATAGTGTAATGATATTTGAATGTCGACAATCTAGGTGGCAATATACAACTACTATTTTTTATAAATTTGAAGAAGAGAAAGTTGTTCCTGTTTTTCAATGGGCGTCTGAACGTTTGACTACTAGTTGGGAGATAATTAGATATGGGCCACTAGTAGATTTAGCAGCAGATGATCTTATTGTTCGTTGGTATCTGTTAGCAGATCCAGAAGATATATTGGAATTTAAATTTTCATTTCCGAATAGAATGTGATGGCACAAATGAAACAACAAACTACCAGTGAATATATCCTAAACACCAGTCGAGATTACAGTATCTATGTCTGTCAAAATCGCGGAATACCCAGTGTGAGTGATGGACTCAAAGATTCACAACGCAAAGCACTCTTTATTCTCAAGCGGGTTTCTGGTGAAATCAAAACCATCAGCCTCGTAGGTAATCTGATTTCCAGCAACCTTTATCTACATTCAGATTCTTCAGCAGCTGATATGATCAGTCTAATGGCTGCTCCCTATGCTAATAATATTACTCTCATGCAGGGAATTGGAAGTTTCGGAACCCGAGTAGGACCCAATGATTGGGGTGCTCCACGTTATACCTATGTTCAAAAATCAAACTATACTGAACAATTAGTATACACTGATTATGATATTATTCCCATGAAAGAAAACTATGATGGCAGTGTGCTGGAACCGGTTCATTTTCTACCATTGGTACCCATGGTACTTCTAAATGGGGTTAGTGGTATTGCTGTAGGTTGGTCAACTGATATTTTACCACATCGTTTGAGTGACATTGTGGATGCTACGATTGCAGCTATTGACGGAAAGAAGTGGGAGCCTTTAAAGCCCTGTTTTGAATATTTGGATTGCCAGGTTAAAACGTTAAGTGAAAATTCCTGGGAGTTTACGGGCAAGGTACGTAAAGATGGTAATGTGATTTGGGTTGAGGAGCTACCACCAGATTTGAGCTTGGAAAAATTCAAAGCTCGGTTAAATGACATGGAAGATGCTGATGCGATTGCCAACTATGTGGATCGCAGCACTGATCACATAAAAATTGAAATTAAATTCAAACGTGGTGTGATTGACAAATGGTCAATTGATGATTGTATCAATTATTTGAAACTTAGAACCAAAGCAAGTCAGCGATTGGTAGTACTGGATTGGGACGGCACCAATATTCGCCAGTTTGCAAATACAACTGAATTAATAACTGAGTTTGTCAAATGGCGGTTGAGATTTTATGTCAAACGATACGAAAAATTGATCAAAGACTTGACCGTTGATTTGAATTTCAATTTGGCATTGAAGTTGTGTTATGAGCAGAAACTGCCAGAATTCCTGCCAAAAGCAGCTGACCGATCTGGCGTAATGACTCAAGTAAAGAACATTGTTGGTACACGAGTAGTTCTTACACTCGATCAATATGATCGTATTGTGGGATTACCCAGCTATAGGTGGGCTAAAAATGGTTATCAAGAAGTGGTTGATCGAGTTCGAGCATTAGAAGGTGAAATTGCAGGCTATCAAAAAATATTGTCAGATCCAGCTGCTATTAAAAAAATCTACAAGACTGAAGTTACTGCTCTGAAGAAGCTGCCCAAATTAGCAAGGTAACTTGACTGCCACAAGCAAATAGTGCATAGTTGGTCTATGAAAACACAGAAATTCCTCAGTTTGGATCTAGAACTCAACAATGGTCCAGAAACCGTCAGGCCAAAAATTATCCAAGTTGGCATCACCATTGGGGCAGTTGATGAACCAGAAACCGATTGGATCACGCGAGCATGGTTTGTTGATCCTCAAGAACCCATCTTTCCATTCATAACAGAATTGACAGGTATCACAGATGCTGATATCAAGCATGAAGCTGTTAGTTATCAAACAGTCGCCGATGAATTGGAGGCTTTGATAAAAGAACATCAACCCTTTATTAATCCTGTGACATGGGGTGGTGGAGATTCTTCAGAACTATTGTTTGAATTTTCCCAACGGGGTATTACTTTCAAAAATTTTGGACGTCGATGGATAGATGTCAAAACATATTTTGTCATGCAACAATTGGCATTAGGCAAAACTTATGCTGGCGGTCTCAAAAGCACCATGGAAAGATTTCGGCTAAAATTTCAAGGTCATCCACATCGAGCAGACGCAGATGCATTCAACACACTTAGGTTGTTTGCTTATTTTGTTAACCGACATGCTGAAGTTACAAAATTTATTGAATCTGCAAAGGCACTGTAATGAAAATTGATTTGGAAGTTAAACTTGATTTTGATGATGTTTTAATTCTTCCTAAGCGCAGTGTTTTGAAATCGCGTCGAGATGTAGACATCACTCGCACTTTTATTATGAAACATAGTGGTCGATCTTGGACGGGGGTGCCTATTGTCGCTGCTAACATGGACACCATTGGCACCTTTGCCATGCATAAGTCACTGTCTAAGTATCAAATGATGACTGCTTTTCATAAATTCTACACTGAAGAGCAACATTTGGCAGCTTGGCAATCGATGAGTGACCGAGAAGTTGAATTAGCTTGGTTTTCAATTGGTATGCGGGAGCAGGATTATCGATTGTTCTGTGACGTACAAGAAAAAGATAATCGAATTCAAAATCTATGCATTGATGTACCAAGTGCTTATTTGGAATCATTTGTGGATTTTCTGTCAAAAGTGCGTGAAGAGAATCCTGACTTGACCATTATGGCAGGTAATGTTTGTACGCCGGAAATGACAGAAGCGCTGGTTTTGGCAGGAGCGGACATAGTAAAAGTAGGCATTGGTCCTGGGTGTTTTGTACCGGGACAACAAGTATTGACAGAAAATGGGTTACGTAATATTGAAGATATTGGCATTGGTGAAAAAGTACTTACTCATACGGGAAAATTTAAGACTGTTACAAATACTTTTAAATTTGATGATAAAAAAGAAATTATCAATATTAATGGAATTAAAGCAACTCCAAATCATGAATTTTATGTATTACATAAAAAATACCGAGAAATCGTCAATAATCATAACATTCAAAATTACGCAGAATGGATACCTGCGAAAGATTTATCAAAAGATTATCTTCTCCTACGGCATAAATAGCATGGTTAAATATGCTATAGGAGCCGGTATTGAATTTAAAGATTTTTAAAGATGGAAAACAGGTATTAGGTTTTGAAAAAATAGGAAGAAATAATATTGCTAGTCTAGATAATGGAGAAAAAATAAAGACTGGTGATCTAGGAAGAATTGAAATTGAATGTTCATTATGTGGAAAAAAGAACGAAATTAATTTTCGAAGAGGATTATTTAAAAAAGAGTATATCTGTCAAACATGTAATATGTCAGGTGAAAAGAATACTTTTTATGGAAAAACTCATACTGATGAATTTAAAGACCGCCTGTCAAAATACATGAAAGGTAGGTTTATTGGAGAATTAAATCCTTTTTATGGAAAAACCCATACTGAAGAAACAATACAAATACTACGAGAGAAATGTGGTAGGAAAGGTGAATTAAATTCTTTTTATGGAAAAACCCATACTGAAGAAACAATACAAAGATTAAGTGAAATATCAAAAAACTATTACAAAAATATATCGGAAGAAGAGAAATTAAAGCGGTCAAATAATTTAAAAAAACTTCAACAGATGATAAAAGATAGAGATCCGGAACATTATGTGAATATTAGAAAAAAGGCTGCTCAAGCATCATTAATATCACAAGATCGATATACTATGAATAAACCGGAAGAATTGATTAATAAAATTTTACAAGAATATTTCACTGAAATGGAATTTGAATATAGTGTTATATTAGATTTTAAACAATTTGATTTTGGAAGTAAAAAGCATAGAATATTAATACAACATCAAGGAGACTATTGGCATGGTAATCCAATGTTTTATGGTGAAGGCAAAAAGCCATTGAACAAAATACAACAAACAAATATTATGGCTGACATTGATAAAAAAGAATTTGCAGAAAAACATAATTTCAAATTGATTTTGATTTGGGAATATGAACTTGCTGATTTACCAACTTTAATAGAAAGATTACGTAATGAATTTTGATTTAATAGAAATCACATATATAGTATCAGAAGATTATTCTGGTGATACTTATGATCTAGAAGTTGAAGAAGACCATTCATATAACATTGATGGTATTGTAGTACATAATAGTCAATGTTCGACCCGTCGTGTAGCCGGAGTTGGTGTTCCGCAACTATCGGCCGTGGTCGAATGCGCGGATGCTGCACATGGACTCAAAGGTTTGATTTGCAGTGATGGTGGGATTGTTTACCCTGGTGATCTTGGCAAGGCATTTGGTGCCGGAGCAGATTTTATTATGATGGGATCTGTACTGGGAGGTCACAAAGAATGTGCGGGTGAACTCTGGGAATGGGGCAAGCCCTATACCAAAACCAAAATGGTTGATGGCAAACTGGTTTTGGATTTGCCAGATGATCCTGCGTTGCCAGGCAGTGATTTCAAAATGAAGATTTATGGTATGGCAAGCCAAGAAGCCATGGATAAACACTATGGTGGTAAAAGTGACTACAAGACTGCTGAAGGCCGCACATCATTTGTTCCATACAAAGGAGCTGTTGCCAACACGGTAGAAGAATTCCTGGGCGGACTCAGATCAACAATGAGTTATATTGGTGCAGAGAAACTCAAAGAAATTAGCAAGAGAACCACTTTCATTCGCACCAATAGAATTCTTAACCGACCGCAAGCTGAATAAATACGAACATGAAAGTCAGCGATCTATTAACTCCCGCACCCAAGCAGGGAGCAGGCACCCTAATTTATGCTCAAACAGAACAAAAGTTTTTGTTCATTCTAAGAAGCAGTCTAGTCAACAGTCCTCTAACTTGGGGTATTCCAGGTGGCTCAGTTGATCCTGGTGAAACACCTGGTCCAGCAGCAATTCGTGAAACACTGGAAGAAGTTGGTTATGACATAACTGGTAAACCACGTAAATTGATCTATATCAACAAGACTTACTTGCCTCGTTTTGAATTTTATAACTATGCGGTAATCATTCCCAAAATATTTAACCCAGTTATCAATTGGGAAATTGAAGACACTGTTTGGTGTGATTTAGCCGATATTCTTCATCCTCGCCACTGGGGACTTGATATGCTGTTGTCTAATGAAATGGCAGCTGAAAAATTGCGAGAATTTTTAGAAAACAGTTGATCTGTTTGTCAATACCTACTATGGTATTGTTATAAACTCAGAGGGCAATATGAAAACTCGGTTTCAAAAGTACAAAGAAAACGTCAATACATTGGCTTATCTAAATCGATCAGCAATTAGAGGTACGATTAATCTCGGTGAACGAGCACGCATGCTTGAACTCAATAACGTGATTGATCGTTATCGGCAGACTCTGGAATATCGACTGATCATGAAGTTTATTGGTTACTGGAATACGGTTAGGTATTCCAAGCCAGTCGTGTATCTCTACAACAAGCTTTTTCAATAGCAATGATTACTCAAAAAACATTTGATCAACTATTTGTCAATAGTCACAATATCGTTATTGGAGTCAGTGGTGGTTTGGACAGTATGGTGCTAATGCATTCACTGGCTAAATTTAAAACAGCCGCTAAGACTTGGCGAGTTGTTTATGTTGATCATCAATTGAACCCTGACAGTCAATCTTGGGGTAACTTTGTTGAACGAGAAGCTGCCAGGTTGGGATTTGATCAACAAACAATTCGCGTTGAGGTGACGGGAAACAATTTGGAATTTGCTGCTCGTTCAGCTCGCTATCAAGCTCTATGTGGTTTGGGTGCTGATACTATTGTGCTGGCTCATCATTTGAATGATCGTATTGAAACCTTTTTTATGAAATTGATGCGAGGATCTGGCATCAAAGGTCTCAAGGGTATGACAACTACAACAGCCTGTTGGTTGGATCCTGCAATCCAAGTTATTAGACCACTGCTTAATCAAACACGAGAACAATTGGAATCTTATGCTCTAATCAACCATATTGAACATATTACTGATCCCAGCAATGCATCAAATCGATTTGATAGAAATTGGATCCGAAATGTCATGTGGCCTCTGGTACAATCTCGGTATGCGATTGCTGACATTAACATCAACAAGTCAATTGATTTGTTGGGAGAAACATTTGAATTGACGCGTGAATTGGCACAACTGGATTGGCGGTCTGCAGAAATTACAAGAAACAGTTTGGATTTGAAAATAATCAAGACTTGGTCACAGATTAGAATTAAGAATTTGATTTTGCATATCTTTGATCACTATAATATTACAAGTTTTAGTACTGGTCAGATTGAACACTTTAGTCGTGAATTGTTGACTACTGGTCCAGATGCTAGGAATGAAATTCGAGTAGAATCACTAACTTTGCACAAAGTGGGCAACAAATTAATGTTGAGTTGGGAAAATGGTTAAAAGAGTTCCTTCAATAGGACATTATGTTTTTAGTTTCATGTTGTCGCTGTCTATTGCGTTTGGAACAGATTCCCCCGCCTTGATGGGCATTGCTGCTTTCTTAAGTTGGTGTTGGGTTGGATTGCTGGGATTTTCGGTCTGTTTGGTTATCATTTTATACAATGTGACTGCTAACTGGATTCGAAATAATCAACTGGAAAATTTCCAAAAATATCCAAATTCCAGCCTAACCTACATCACTCTTCATAGCTGGACGTGGGATCTTCCAACCATATTCTTTATGTGGATCTTGCCTCTGGTTCTGGTTTGGTATTCAGGAAATCATCTACAAGCCAAACTTGCTGCAATATTGATCTTGGGATATTTGGCACTTAAAGTTGTTTTCAATATTGGTTCTAAAATGGAATTTAAGAAATGATTTATCAAAGACAATTTTGGTTATCTAGAGCATATGATGTGATTCTTCTGGCATTTGTGATAACCAGTTTAAAATTAACTATTTTGAAGTCTGCTGCCGACATTCTTGTGACAGGCACGATTATCTTTGATGTCGTACTTACTTTGGTTGCTTTTTTGACTATTTTGTTTTTTAATTCTTCCCAAGCAGCCGATTGTCAAGATCCAGATATTCAAACTGCTATTGAATTGCACAAAGAATATCAAGATGTTGTATTTCTAAGAAGCTTTATTCAAACGTTTTTGGTCTTTCCGATTACAGCCTACTTGACAGGTAATTATATTCTAATGATCATTCAACTAGCATCTGGTGTACTGTATTGGCTATTGTCTTTAGTATTGTTTGGTCCCAGAAAGAGAGTGATGATTTAATGGATTCTGCTGTTATTATAATTCCAACCACTGGTGCCCCCACATTATTTCAATGCTTGTCTTCAGCAGTTGAACAAGACTGGTCCAATACACACATATTAGTTGTGATCGATGGACCTCAATTTGAACAATCCGCCCGTTTACAAATTACTGCGGTCAATAAAGAGTCTTCTAAAAAAACTAACATTTCAGTGATGACATTGCCATATAATACCGGTGCCAATGGTTGGTATGGACACCGGATATATGCTGCTGCAAATTTCCTAGTTGACCAAGACTGGATATTTTATCTAGATCAAGACAACTGGTTTGATATAAATCACGTAAGTTCACAAATTGAATCATGCAAGATGCAGGCATATGCTTGGGGACACAGCCTAAGAAAAATTTGTGATGTTTCAGGAAATTATTTGTTGGATGACAATTGTGAAAGCCTAGGGAAATATCCAACCTATGTGGATTCTAACAGTCATTTGGTTGATACTTCTGCATTCTGTATTCGACGTGATGTAGCAATCCGATGTAGTGCAGCTTGGCATGGACAATGGGGCGCTGATCGACAATTCCTGCATAATATTAATCACTTCTATCCTAATTGGGGAGGTACAGGCAAATATACTTTGAACTATCGTTTGGCTGGCAATCCAGCATCTGTGACACAGGAGTTTTTTGAAATTGGCAACCGAGTAATGAAAGAACGTTATCCAGATCAATTCCCTTGGAATGAGTGGCGGATCACTATATAAGTGTTGACGAAATGGTATATTATTGCTATAAATAAAAAGTAATGGAATGCAGTAATTGATTTTTGTTACCTCGTATAGCTCAGTGGTAGAGCGGCGGTCTCATAAACCGCGGGTGGTTGGTTCGATCCCAACTGCGAGGACCAAAATTTAATGAATTTGAGACCTTCAAATTTGAAGGTCGGTGACACAATTATCAGTCACCAAACAAATGCCAAAACATATTTCACTTCAACTACCGATATTGATCGAGTAGAATTAATTTCCGACCACAGGCGCGTTGTGGAAACTATCGATCTTCGTTGATAAAAGCCTTTAACGCTTTCAATTCATCGCGATGAATCCATTTGGCGTGTCCAAAAAATTTGGATAGTGCAAAGGGTATTTCAATATACCCTTGTGCAATTTGGCTAATCCGTTTTTGATTTTCAAAATCTTCAAATGTTGTTTCTGTAATGTTTGTCATTCAAAAAATATATGTAAAATATTTGTAAAATTCAATTTTATTTAAATTTCGAGACATAAATAGTTCTGGTGATTTCCAGAGGCATTTATGACCAAAGTTCTATTTATATTGAAATATCGAGAAACTGATTATGGTGATTATAAAGATTCGCCAGTTGATCCCAAAAAAGATTGGGCATATGCCAAGGGCTTGAGTTCAGGACTCTATAATTCTGCTCGCTTTGTGGTAGAAATGTTAAATGAAAATCCCAATTATGAAGTCAAAATGGTTCAAGTAATTGACAATAATTGCATTGATCGTGAAGTCACACAGTTTAAACCAGACATTGTCGTAATTGAAGCCTACTGGGTAGTACCAGAAAAATTTGCTGTATTAACTAAATTGCATCCCAAGGTAACCTGGATAATCAGAAATCATTCCAACACTCCATTCCTCGCTAATGAAGGAATTGCATTTGGTTGGACGATAGACTATGTGAAATATCCCAATGTGTGGGTAGCATCAAATCATCGAAGTGCTCACCGTGAATTGGGTATTATAATTGGTGAAACACACCCTGCCAGTGGCATTTGTTATCTTCCCAATTATTACCCAGTTGATGTTCCATCCTATAGTTTCCCAAAAAATACTAAACATCGTCATATTTTGAACGTTGGGTGCTTCGGAGCGATTCGCCCACTTAAGAATCATGTTATTCAAGCAATTGCTGCAATTGAATATGCACAGAAGCATGGCAAGCATCTAAAGTTCCATATCAATGGTTCTCGTGTTGAAGGGAATGGCGCGCCTATTTTGAAAAATCTTCGAGACATTTTTACTAGAGTTGACAATGCAGAACTGGTTGAGCATCCCTGGTTTGATCACAAAGAATTCAATCGACTGATTTGCAAGATGGATATTGGATTGCAAGTTAGTTTCACAGAAACATTCAATATTGTTGCAGCAGATTTTGCGATCAACAATGTGCCGATTGTTACTTCAGATGAAATCCACTGGAGTGATCCTCTTATGCGAGCTCACCCAACTGATTCTGCTAGTATTGTGAAAGCCATGGAACGAGCAACGTTTGTTCATGACACCATGCCTTGGATCAAGCCACATATTAAGGGTTTGAAAAACTACAATAAATTGAGTAGAAAAGATTGGTATGAAACAATTGATTGGTTCACACAAATTAATTGAAATTTTTTTCAAAAATAATTTTGAAAACAATTGACATTCCAATTAGGATTTTGCATAAATAAGACAAGGAAGACATACAGCAACTAAAAACATTTCAATTTGGATGAAAAACGTTAGCTCTTCCGCTTAGTACCGCGCGTAAGCCTGTTGTATCTTTAGATCAACAGATACAAGCGCGTTGTTGCTCCTATTGATTAATATAAGTCAGTCAAATAAGCTAAAATTTATTTCTTTTATTGATTATATTTTTGTTTCTGGTAATAATTACGAATGCAAAAAATATCCGCATACAAAATTCGATTGAATCCAACTTCCGATCAAATACAAACTTTGATTGGTTGGCAAGGTCAATTGCGGTTTATCTGGAATAAATTGCTGGAAATCAATATCAATAAATACGACACAGAAAAGAAGTTTGAATTTCGTTATGATATGAAAAAAAGACTACCCGCTTTAAAAAAGGAATTTGAGTGGCTCAATGCACCAGCACATGCATTTCAAAATTGTGTATTTGATTTAGATCGAGCAATTGTAGATTGTTTTAAACGCGGCAAGGGCTTTCCGCATTACAAAAACAAACACACTGCTAATCCATCCATAGAAATAAGTCAAACCAATACAAAACACATCAAGTGGTGGTCTGATAAAATACAAATACCAATTATTGGCAAAATCAAATGGACGTATCATAGAAAAATAAAAGGTCGGTTGCTATCAGCTACTATTAAGCGAGATGGCGATCAGTGGTATGTTTGTATGCTAACAGAACAAGCTGTTGTTGATCAACAAACGCAATTCCAAGAAGATGACTGCATAGGTATTGATTTAGGACTCAAGGACTTCGCTATCACGAGTGATGGTGAAGTATTTGAAACACCCAAGTTTTATAGAAAGAAACAAAAGAAATTAAAGCGTGCGCAACAAAAACTGTCGCGTAAAGAAAAAGCAAGTCGAAATAGGGAGAAACAACGGAAGAAAGTAGCTAAAATACACCAAAAGATAAGATTCCAAAGAAGTAATTTTCATCATCAATTAAGTAGCGCGATAACCAAACGATACCCAGTTGTATTTGTTGAAAATTTAAATATCAAGGGCATGATCAAAAACAGAAAACTTGCTAAATCAATTGCTGATCAGGGATGGGCTCAGTTCATCACATATTTGAAATACAAGCAGCAATGGGCTGGTAACTTGTTGCATCAAATTGATCGATGGGCGCCATCTACTAAGGCCTGTCATCGATGTGGCTCTAAGAAAACAATTACGTTAGATGAACGCACATATGTATGTAGTCATTGTGAGCTAGTCATGGATCGGGATGCAAATGCCGCCATAAATATACTTCAATTTGGAATTAGAGAGACAAATACCGCAGGAACTGCGGAAATTTACGCCTGTGGAGCTATCTCTGACGGGGATCCGGCATTAGTTGGATCTAGTTATGTAGCGCAGAAGCAGGAATCAATTCTTTCGTCGGAAGGAAGCTGTTGCTCTTTAGAACAACAGTAGTTCACTACATTTTTAGAAGGACCAGTTCCGCAACTAACCAAATTTCACTGCTAATGAAACCAAGTTGGTCCTGTTTTATAAATTTCAAAAGGCCGAGTTCCGCAAAAAACTTAATTTCACTCATAATGAAAACAAGTTCGGCCTGTGATACGTTTCTCATTTTAGAAAAAATGAGTGGCGAGGACGACTAAAAACGCCCCCTAGGATGACAACTAGAAATGGTTGTCATCTTTCAACAAACAAAAAGGAAACTACAATGTCTGCATTTGCCGCCGCGCTTGAAACTCGTCTGGTTCCAGAAGCCAGCAATAATCAGTCACTGACTGCCAATGGCATGGCTACTCTAAACAGTAGCTTGGATCCACTGGTTGATTTCTTTTTCTTCGTTGGTGCTTCTCGTGGTAAGCCAATTCGAACAGCTCTGGAACGTGCTTGGCAGGCTGATCCTCAAAATGCAGCTCGTATTCTTTTCTGGGCACGAGATATTCGTGGTGGTTCGGGAGAGCGAGAATTATTTCGGCAGGGCCT